AACGTGCCCGCATCGACAGCTCGGGACGCCTGTTAGTTGGCACGTCTACTGCGCGTAGCAATCTTGGCGGCGGAGCGCAAAGTGCGCGTCTTCAAATAGAAGGAACAACTGGCGATACAGCGCGAATCAGTCAAATCCAAAATGCTAATAGCTCAAATGCTATTCAGTACATTTTTGCAAAGTCGAGAGGCACCGCAGTCGGAAGCAACACCATCGTTCAGAGTGGTGACGGCATTGGACAACTCAGCTTTGAGGGGTCGGACGGCACAAACTTTGTACAAGCGGCAAGCATTACCGGCGCAGTAGACGGCACCCCCGGCGCTGACGACATGCCGGGACGACTAGTGTTCTCCGTTACACAAGATACACAGTCATCACCAACTGAAGCTTTACGCATCACCAACGACCGAGTTCGCTGTTACAACCAAGCTGCTCCCGCTGCTGTTGATACCACCGCCACTCTGACAGTTGGCAACCTCAAGACCGGCATCATCACCAGCTCTACTGCGGCAGCGGTCACCATGACCCTCCCCACTGGCACTGATACCGAAGCTGGTTTCAGCAATGTCTATACCAATATGACCTTTGAGTGGACCGTGATTAACACTGGCGCCACCAATGCTGTCACCGTACAAGGCGGCACTGGACACACGCTCGTTGGATCTGGTGCTGTTGCTGCTGGTGTTTCGGGTCGCTTTGCCTCACGGCGTACAGCGTCTAACACGTTTGTCACCTATCGCCTGAGCTAGTAGTCCTACTCACTTGTCGTTCACGGATTGGCACTTCATGATCCACAAGATCCGTTGTTGTTAATCCGTGATCCACTAGGCTTTCACTTATGGCCCTGACATCCCTGGAAGACCACAACCGGCAGGCGTGGACCTTCACTACCGGACCTGTCAAGAACGGCATTGCCTGCCCAAACTGTGGGTCTGAACTGATGGATTCCAACCCGTCGATCTGCCTGACCAGTTACCCACCGCAGTGGTCCATCCATTGCCCTGAGTGCGGATACACCGGCACTAGGCGTTGAACTATTATTAACACAACACCCCCTAAGCCTCTCCACGATGCTCAAACCTGGGGGTCGCTATTTCTCATTAAAAAGCGGCAGGATGTCACCCCCGCCGCTCTTGCAACTGGATCTCACCCCAGCCGCTTTGCTGCTTTCTAATCAGCCGCAGCACTGTAGCACATGGTATGGTGGGTGGGCAGCGGTGCGTCAACACCCTGCCCTTGGCCACGATCCCCTGGAGACCATGACCACAAAATGGTACTGCGTTACGCCCCACACGCCTTGGGCTAAAGACGGAAAGGTCTTTCTGTCCAACGACGAAGACAGTTTTTACACACAAGAGTTCCAGAGCCGCGAAGAGCTGGATATCTTTATTGAGAAGCTACGCGCCGTGGCTAATGAAGCCTGGCCAAACTGAGTAACCATTACCACTAATCACCTATGACACAACAACATCCCATCACCCCACCGCCAGAGCTGGTTGAGCAGTGGATGCAAGATCACGCCACTAAATACGACTTAGCTCGTCACGCCGTCGAATGGGGCGCCGACCAGGAGCTAGATGCGTGCTGTGAGTGGATTAACTCATTCCAAAATAAATTTGTTCATGCCCATGATCTTCGTCTTGTCCGCCGCCCCAAGCCGCCGAGCTTGAAGGAGCTGGCGCTTGAAGCTTTGGATGAAGAGCAGGCTGAGCTGAGCATCCAGAACTACAAGCTCATCCGCGCTGTACTTGAATCTTTACCCGACCACGAGTAGTCGCTTCCACTTCTATGTCTGAACTTTCACCCGCCGCAAAGACAGTTCTGGATGCGTTCCTCGGTGACGCTGAGAACACAGGACTACAAATGGATGACCTCCGTGAGAATGTTGCTGCCGCTCTGCGTGCTGCTGCGGATCACTGCCACGCTCAGGAAATCCGCGAAGCAGACCACACAACACGGCGCTGGATCTGCGTTGACGATTTGCTTGCCATCGCTGCCGAGTTTGAAGCCCTCGTAGTCACCTTCAATACGCGGCGCCGCCGTGCTATGGTGGCGTCGCTTTATTCCTAACAATGCCTTTAACCCTATCGCAAGCGTGGGGCCGCTTCTTGGCCGAGCGCTCAGTTTCGCTGTGTCCGACGAGTCTCACGTCTGATTACAGCCAAGTCACCAAGTGGCTCGAGCGCTGCCCGATTCAGGAAATTCAAGAAGGGCGGCAGATCTTGACCTGGGTGCTGCAGCAGCATCCGGTGCTTTCGTCGCGACGCGTCGCGATGTACCTACGAAGTATGTACAAATGGTGTGCTCAGGAAGACATCGCGATTCTTCAGCGCAATCCAGTTGCCAGTTTCAGGATGCCCAAGCGCCCGCAACGCGACGAGGAAATCGTTGTGATTCCGCGAAACGAGGTCGCACTGTTGCTGATAGCACTTAAGGCGAAGCGCACTTATCGATCAACGAACTGGAGCGCATATGCCGAATTTATGCTGCAAACCGCCATGCGCACTGGTGAGGTCAGGGCAATGCGATGGGACGACATCAAAGATGGCAAGGTGCTCGTTCATCAAAATTTCACATTGACGCACGGCATCAAGAACAGCACCAAGACCAACAAAAAGCGATGGGTTCCATTGAATGCGCGCGCCCAGGAAATTCTGGACTTATCTGAACGATGCAGCGAATACATCTTCCCCTGGGATCGTCTTGCGTTTCAGAGTTACTTCAGAAAGAAAGCGGTTCAGCTTCATGCCGCTGGTCTTGCATCTCACATTTACCGCCCTTATGACGCACGCCATACCGCAATCAGTCGCTGGCTTGAGGCTGGCATCCCAGTCACGCAGGTTGCAGCGTGGGCAGGGAATACGGCAAACGTGATCTTCAAGCACTATGCGGGAACCACGCAGGATTACGAAATGCCAGTGCTTTGAATCGGTAATCCGCCGTGTTTTTCGATGGCGATACTGCTAAATTTGCTTTATCGCCACTTTTTCTTATGGCAACCACTTTTGAATGGCGCATCGCCAATATGGAGCACTACACCGCCGATGGCGTGGTATTTACCGTACATTATACAATTAGCGCAAATGATGGCACTTACAGCAGCTCTGCTTATGGATCTATTGGCCTCGAAAAGCCTGATCCTTCCGCAATGGTGCCGTATGCGAATTTAACTGAGGAGCTTGTGGTGGGCTGGGTCAAGCAAAACTTCGGCGACGAAAAAGTCGAAGAAATTGAAGCGGCGCTCCAGCAGCAACTGGATCAACAGCATGCTCCTACCACTGCACCTGGACTGCCGTGGGCTGGTTGATCGCCGGTATACCATCACTGCTCGCTATCGCCATCGTCGGCATGATGGCGTGGCAGTGGTGCCAAACATTTGATTGGCAAGATCGCTACCGATGACAGCACTTATCCTGGCCGGTGCTTGGTGCATCGGCGTTTTTCTTGCCTATTGTTTGGTGGCAATTAGCTCTTTGGATGAGGACGAATGGCAGTAAAAGCTAAAACTGGCACTGGCAGGCTCGAGCATCAAGGCGGCCGCCCGAAAACAACCAGTCAAGGCATGGGACAAAATTCACGCCCACAGCGTCGCGGCAAGAAAAAGCTGCGCGGGCAGGGTCGCTAATCTAGGGAAAAGGTCGGCAGCATGCCTCGCAATGGAACACCACGAAGAGGCGCTAATTACAGCCAAGCCACCTGAAAGTCCATTCAACCAAATAATTCCCGCTTTGCTGACCGCTGCGGTGGTTGGTTTAGCCGGTCTTTTTATGCAAGTCGCCAAGCTAGATCAGTCCGTTAATACGGTTGCAGCGGACATTCAAGAACTCAAAAACGACAGCAAAGAGCGGTTATCGGATCTTGAAGGGCGCGTTAGGACTTTGGAAATGAACATTGGCCGCCAGCGCCAGCACCCGTAGACTTTTGATATCCGCCGAACGACCATGGACTTTATTCATCATCCCGCATTTTGGATTTGCGTGGCTGCAGCCTCTGAGCTGATTGCTTTGTCGCCACTGAAGGACAACAGCATTATTCAGCTTGTATTTCACGCGCTGCGTGCGCTGAAGGGAAAAAAGCTCTGATCGGCTTCGGTAAGCCAGGCTGGCAGCGTCGACTAGAGCAAGCCATTAGACAATGGTGGTTTGAGTTGACGCTACCGGCCAAGCTTGATCAAGCTGAAGCGGAGTGGCACGCAACGCAACCACCTGCAATCGAACCGCCTGTCATCATCGAGCACCCGGTTGATACCGATCTGCAAACCGGTGGAAGCCGCCTCCTTGGTGGCGCAATGAGTATTCACGCACCCTGGAGCAATGACGCAAAACAAAATCCGCCTTCTTGATTTATTTAAATATTACAAAGCATTGCCGCATCAAATGGCGGCCCTGAGCGAGCTTGAGGACGCGATCAACAAGGCAAATCCGCATATCCTTGGTCGCGATCAGGCATGGTTCAAGACTTGGAGCCAGGGCGGCAAGCAAGGCGACTACTCCGCGAGCTTAAGGCTTGTCAAGGAATTTGAAGGCTGTCACCTCACCGCTTACCCGGATCCTATCAGTGGCGGTGACCCCTGGACAATCGGTTACGGCACCACTAGCTACCCAGGCGGCCGGCGCGTCAGTCGTGGTGACAAGATCACCGTGATCGAGGCGGACATGTTTGTCCGCACCGAAATCGATCAGATTGCCAAAAAGCTCAGCGAAACGGTGCCGCACTGGTCAGCAATGACCGATGGGCAACAGTCTGCTTTAATTTCATTCGCTTACAATCTCGGATCTGGCTTCTATGGCACTGCTGGCTTCGAGACCATCAGCAAACGATTGCGCGAACGCGACTGGAGCGCAGTGCCAGCAGCACTTGAGTTGTATCGCAATCCGAATACGAATGTGGAGGCTGGTCTTCTTCGTCGTCGTCGCGCGGAAGGAGAACTCTGGCGCTCTAGCTTGCCGAAGCAGCCTGAGGTTCAGCAAGATCCTGCCAAGCTGACACCAAACAGCCCGTTTAGCGCTCGACTAACGCCGCACATCACGTTGGGTGAATTTGCACTTGGACAGGAAGCGCGCAGGTTTGATCACCAGTACCAAGTCGATACAGCGGCTGAGTTGGCGGCATTCCTGGAACGAGCGCGGACGGCTTTCGGGGGGAAGCCGGTGATCATTACCAGCGGATATCGTCCTCCAGCAATCAATCGCTCAGTTGGTGGCGCGTCAGGGTCGGAGCACCTGTTCAATGCACCTGGAGTAGGCGCGGTTGACTGGTACATCGAAGGCGCTGACATCTATAAGCTGCAGGATTGGTGCGTGCGTGAGTGGCCCTATAGCACTGGCCTTGGCGCCCCTAAAGGATTTATTCACACGGGAATTCGCGTAGGGCGTCCTAAGCTGACCTGGCCATACTGATTGTTGAATGATCCTTCACGACCGCGAGATCCGGCGCCTCATTCAAGAGGAACGGATGATCGAGCCATTTGAGCCTGAGCTGCTCAATCCGGCATCGCTTGATCTCAGGCTTGGCGACAACATCATGGTTGAAGTTGAGCACACATCCGAGCTGCAACTTCAATCAATTGCGCATTGCACGGCCGAAAATCCTTACTGGCTGGCACCTGGCGAGTTTGTGCTTGCGGAAACGCGCGAAACATTCAACATGCCAAATGATGTATGCGGTATGTTTTGCCTTAAATCTTCTCGTGCTCGTGAAGGTTACGAGCACAGCCACGCTGGTTTTGCTGATCCCTTGTGGTCCGGAAGTAGGTTAACTTTAGAGTTGGTTAACGCTCGTCGACTGCATTCTCTTCCTTTGTACCCTGGCTTGAAGATTGGCCAGATGATTTTTGTTATAACTGCCGGAATCCCTGATATCGACTACGGAAAAGTAGGACACTACAACGGTCAAGCTCGTGTCATGCCAAGCTGGGAGCAGCCGGCCTAGCTACCCTGTAACCGAGCCCTGTCTCGCTAGTTATGGAGCACCAGATCGATGGCGTCGAACTGGTTAGCAAGAAAGTAACAAAACAACGATTCAGGGCATCAATTTTTGAAGCATGGCATCACCGCTGTGCCTACTGTGGTAAGCACGCAACAACTATCGATCACGTCAAACCCAAATCAAAAGGCGGGCTCACAGTTCCTCAAAACTGCGTGCCCGCTTGCTTGTCTTGCAATGCCTCGAAGGGCTACATGTCGCTTTGGAACTGGTGGACCCATCAAGATTCCTGGTGCTGGCACCGCGCCCAACAGGTTTACGAATGGATCACTGGCATCGGTTGCCTTTCAAATGCTCAATATAAATTTGCGCCTGCCATAGATCATTGGAGTACCGGCAGATAGCGCCACCTGGCATGCAAGAGGCATAGCGCACCTCACCGATGCCGGGCTCGGTGCCCGTTTCGATGTAATAGCCGTCACCGCAATCGATCGCGTTTGAAGGCACTGCAGTCTTTTGCGAATCGTCCACCGGATGATCGTCCTTCAGGAAACCCTAAATCACATTTTGCCGCAGATGCCTTCCAGTGAATGCACTGATAGCAAAATGGCTTGCTGCTGCTGATTGCTCTGGCGTCGGCGTAAAGCACCTCTGCTTCAAGCGTGGCCTGCTCTAAGTCGCCAGACAATAGAGGCAGGTCAAGCTTTCCCTCCTTGGTCTTGATGCGTACCCGCCAGCCAGATGGTGACTCGTAAAGCACCATCCGACCGGCGTGGTAGCGCAAACTAGCCATTGATTACACGGGAATATCCTGAAGCTTACTGATCAAGTCTTCAATTGTCCCGTCATTTGTGATATAGCGATCAAATTCGCGATAGCTGTTGAGGGAGCCCTCGCTCGCGTGATCAAACGTGTTGGCTGCACTGGGGCGATCAATGCGCCACATTTCGCCGCCGAGTAGCTTGATTATTTTTGCTTCGTTGGGAAAGCGCACGTCATCGGCAACGACAGCATCAAACCGTGATGCACGACCTTTCCAGCAGCGCACCCATATTTCGGGGTGAATACACTGTCGCCCCCATTCGGTGCCGAGTGTCTGCAGCATGTGCCGCACACTCACGCCAGCATCACCAACGACTACTTGCTTTGCCTGGTGGACGAGATAATTCGCTCCGCAGTTGTCGTAGCCAAGTGATTCCAACATCGGAATCAACATCAGCTTGAGCGTTTCGGCAAACGGCACAATCGCATAACCCTGCTGCTCAAGATATGTGGCAACAGTTGACTTGCCCGACTGCGGTGCCGGGCTATAAAGGCCAATGATTTTTTGCATTAAAGAGTACCAGTTTCAATGTGACCAGCGCGCATAATTTGCGCTGTGTCGTTCTTAAATCGCTTCCAAAGCCCTGTATAAGTACCTTTCAGGCCGGGCTCTTCATTTTCGCGATCGTAAAGTTCGTACAAATAATCCATAAAGTCAGCCTTGCCGTTTTCCACTTGCCATTGCGGCAGCTTCTCGCAAAGCATCTCGGCGGTCAGGGGCTGGATGGCCCCAGTGAACAACTTTTCCATCGAAAAACCAAGGTTTGAAATAAGTGTCGACACCCCAGATCATGGGATGAGCGCCGAAGGAGCCGACGCCTGCGCTAGGCAGGTACATGCACTAGCGGTCGGCATCAGGTAAATGGTAAAGCCGTTCGAGTTGCATTGAAAGCGGCTCGTCGTCTTCTTCATACTCTTCTTCGGTTGGCATCACAGCATCTGTGTGATCGCGCAAAATCCAAGTGGTCAAGCTGCTGTGCTGCTTAACCGCGATGTAACCGATTCGAGGGGAACCGGCAAGCCAACGGATAAGAGCCGCCTCAATCGGATTCAAGAATGGGTGGCCACGCATAATTCGTTTTGAAGTAGTAGTAGGGAGCAGTCCCGTGCATATTCTGATCCGCCTTCTGGCAGACCGAGGCCACAGCGACCGATCCAGTGCAAGCATGCCGCACATGGACCGCCATTGGGAACCTGCCTGTATTTATTCTTCATTGCAAATTCAGCGCGACCTGCTGGTGTCGCGCGATAGCAGTGATCGCAGTACACAGGGCTCGTCGTCGGACGCGAGCAGCTCAAGCATGGACGGCAGTTTTTTGTAATAGCCATTAATCGTCAGAATTGAAGTAAGAGCATTCGTCAGCGAAATCACCACCGGCTTCTGGTACGCCCAGATCACAGTGCCCCTGCCACCAGTGCGCGCAATTGCGACAATCGATGCCAGGTGTTTCGTTGATTGCTGGCGCGCGGCGACGACGAGGACGCGGCACGGGAATGCGCCGCTTTAATTCTGGCCACAATTGTCGATATGTCATGCCAACGCGGACCTGGTTCACAGATTGATGCGTAACACCCAGTTCCTTGGCTAGTTCTGCGCCTGAGCGAGAATCAGTAAGAATTAGCTTTACGTCTTCAGCGGTAAGCTTTTTAGCGTTTAATGGTTTATTTGCTGAATCTTTATCGACAATGACTTCACGCTTCAAGCAACGGTCATAGTGGACGCTCCACTTGTATTGGCAGCACTTGCATTCCAGCCAATATGTCCGAATAGGTGAATTGTTCTTCCAATTATGCGTTGATACTATTTTGCGAAAAGTGTGCGTGCAATACTGCTCCACTACCTGACGACCTCAATATTGGCAAGCGGCCACCGCGCCGAAGCGTACTGCTTTGCTTTTGCAGCCGATTCTGCGGGAATGCTGAATTTCATAGGACGAGCGCCAGCCTGCTTTACGATTAAGTCAAACAAT